CTTGGAAGGTTTGATAATTCTACATCTACTGGTGAATCATTTAAATCAGATACGATTGCTTCATTTACAACATCTTCAATCGCACTATCACATTCTGGATGTAAACACATCTCACGATATCTACGAACTAAATCTTGCTCGCTCTTATATACTCCCTCAATATCTACATATTGTCCATAGAATCCACTCGACACATAAAAATCCGACTTATCCTCATCATTAGGAGTTACTGGTGAAATAACCCCTTTTGATTTAGATTCAGACGGATCTGGTAATTTAAATCCAAAAAGTTTTGCCATTGTATAATTAAGTTTCTATTATTATACCACTATTTATGAATTTGTGCCAAGTTGTGTAGTTCCATCAGGATTAAGTGCATCCCACCACTGGACTTGCATCTCTACTGTAAACTCTTCAATTGAATCTGAACTATCATATGATAGAGGTATATCAGATACATTTGTTGGAAAAACACTATAAAATCTATACTGTTTAAGAACAGGAACTTGTGTAGCACTTGTAGGAGTAGGACCGTTGAGAGAAGATCTACCTAATTGTCTAACAAACACATCTCTTTGATAATCATTTGAATTTGTTAATCCTGAATTATCTTCATGTTTGTTAATTAAGTTCATCCATCTTTCAAATGCTGTTCTTATAGTGAAGTCAACATCGTTAATAACAGTTACTGTCCAAGGATCAAATGTTCTGTCACCAGCAATTTTTAAATTTCTTCCTCTAAAAGGAATCTGGATTGGAGTAATATTAGAAGCAGGTAACTGTGCTGCTTTAACTAAAAATCTACTCTTGTCTTCAAGTTCATCTGAACTTGTATTTTCTGGGATAGCGTCAGCTGGGAAGAATAATTCGCATTCAAACAAATTAGGTCTTGCACCACCTCCTATCATGCGACCCTTAAATGCATCAAGAGTTCTATCTTTTGTATTTGGAATGTTTAGGTTAGCCATTTAATTTTTTCCTCTATTAAGTTAAACGTTTCCAACGACTTCCTCAAAACTTACTCCTGTGCGTGTTGCAACAAAAGAAAGTCCGATAAAGTTAATTGACCTATTAGGTTTAACGAATATATCAGCCCTAAATTGATTTGAATCAATTATATCTGGGGTGTTATTTGTTTCATCACAGATAACAACATAATCAGTGATGCCTCGTTTTGCTTTAACATCACGAAGATATGGATCAACAACATTCAAGAAACTTGATCTTGTAATGATGTCATTAAATTCAAATAGTTGATCTCTTGCTGCTCTTTCAATTGTTGATTCAATCGTTAAGAACAAGCGACGAACATTAATTCTGTCAAAGGCAGAAGCATATCCGAGACCAGTTTTATCTCCAAATAAGATAATTCCTGCACCTGGAGAAGCAATCACTGGATTGATTCTCTTCGGATATATTGCATCTCTTTGTGCTTTTGATGGATTATATGCTAATTTAATTGCACCATTGATTGAACCTCTTGCTGCACCAGCAGGTGAGAACCAAGAGAACTGATCAATTGATGTTCTTGCCATTAGACCAGCAATATCTGCATTTAATGGAACATACTTAAACTCATTTTTAAATCTATCGTACATATACTTATAACCACTATCAAACACTGCGTAAGATGAGGATGGTAGTGGGTCAAAGAATTCAATAATATTATCAGTTTGTGTATCAGAATCTGTTATTCCTACAACATCATCACGATGAGGTGAAATGCAAGCAATACAATCTTTTCTTTCTTCTGCAATTGCAATTAATTTTCTTGCTTTAGCAGAAGTCTCATCAGATGATGCTGCAGATGGTCCCATAATTAGGAAGTTGATATCATATTCTGCTACATTCTTAAATGTGTTATATCCACCAATAATTCCAGATAATGATACCTCAAAATTATTTTCTTTACCGTTGTAATCAAGTCCATTTTCAAGAGTGTAATGAGTTGCACCAACTCCTGCATAAGTAACTCCTTGGGCATTAGTTGTCCAATTACCTTTACCTGTCCTTGTATATCCTAAACCACCATTAGTTTGAGTAACTCCTGTTTCTGCAGTTTTACTATCTTCAGGTTGTGCACCAGCAAAAATATATTGAGAAACATTTGCTATGTAATCTCTATAGTAAATATTTTGTGATGGTGAAATTACTCCATCTTTTGCTTTCGAAAGATTTAAATGTTTTTCAACAATATTTCCTGATGTTCCTGTAATTGAACCATCATCGTCAACAACGACATAGTGAATTTCATCATTTCTTGAACTTCTTTTGGATGCAAACTCTGATGTTGAAGGTCTTTCAGCAATGCTCTTCCAGTAAACTTTAGAATTTGTTAGTCCTAAAGTTTGCTCATTATACCAATCTTTAACGTAAGCTAGATCACCAGAAGTTTGAATACCACTTATATTTCCAACAGGTGTTTGTGCACCATTTAGATTGATGAATCGTAAATCTTTAGTAGACACAAATGAATTAATAGATCCTTCGGCATATTCAACTGGAGTTGATGTGAATGTACCATCATCATTATCAGTTACTTTATCAGTAACTTTAACTTCAATGTGCTTAACTCCACCTACTGAACTGATACCAGTTACAACTCCTCTTAAAAATCCTGTTGCTTCAGTAGTAGTTCCTTCACCAATAATAGTTCTTCCAACTAAAGATTGGGATACTCCCATTCCAACTAAATTTGGACCAACCGCATCACCAATTGCAATTATTTGATCTGCTCTTCCATCAATTGCACAAACTTTTAATTTATTTGCCCATGATCCTGGATTTCTTGCTGCAACTGTCCAAGTGGTAGGATTTGCTTGATTATCATTATAATCTTCATATGATTTAATTTTTACTGCTGTTCCTTCAGTAGCATTTTTCATATTAGGATCATCTGCTCTGACAACTCGAAGCACTCCACCGTATGAAAGGTATGATGAAGCACTTAACCAATAATCCGATGCCATCGTACTAGTGGTGTTTATGCCTGGTTGCCCAAATGTTTTTAAAAGATCCTGTTCTGATTCGATAAGTTGTGGAACTCCAACTGGTCCTTGTGCAAATGGACCAGCGATTGCACCCACCTGTTCGTTAGCACCAGTTATATTTCCTATAGTTAAGTCTACTTCTCTTACCTTGACTCCAGGAGATACTAAGTTAAGTGACATGTCTTTCCCTCTTTCTTTATAGAAGATTCAATTTACTAAAATTATTTATAAATTGGTTTCCTTTACATGCATTATTACATTCACATACCTATTTGATACTGATTGTTTGTGATCCATCCTTATTATCAGTTATAGTTATCTTTTTGCCTGGAAATGATTTTGATAATAATCTTTTCAATTTAGCATGTTTAAATGGATTTTTCATCAACGATACTCCCACATATAAGATCTATCACCATATTCATCAGTATGCCATACATCTCCATCTTCATCTACGAAAGTTTGTTCATCTAAACCATCAGAGATAAAACCGAAAGGTGCCATATCTTGTTCAATTTGATTTTTTTGTTCCTCGTATAATCTTTTTCTTACATCCTGATCAGTAAGTTCTTTGAAGTAATCCTGTGCAACTAACCATGCATATATCACAAGGCACATTGCTAAATCATCATTACATCCCTCTTCTGCTTCAAATGAATTACTTTTAGATATAAATGTAGTGAGTTCTGATATTATTTCATAGTCTTTGAATAATAATTTATTTTCTTCAATCATGGTTTTTAAATTTAGTGCTCCTACTTTTTTGACTGTTTTGGACATTTTGACTCCAAGTTGAGTTTTCTTTCCACTGAATCCTTGTCCTACAATTTGACCAGCACGACCTCTCATTGAGCACATCAAGAGGTTTTCATATTCCAAATCAAAGTTCAGTATAGCAGCAATTTGATCTCCGATGTCATTTACTTCACATAATATAAATGCTTTATTATAATTCGTTGCCACTTCATATATGATATTTGGAAACAACATCGGTTTGATTTCGTTGTTTCGATATTTTGCTACGACCTTATGTGGAAAAGAAGTTATGTCAGTTAAAACAAAAGCAGAATAATCTTCTCCAACTCCTCTTGCAACGTCAACAGTCATCAGATAATCATGATCTTTTTCTGGTGGATAGTAAATATCTAATCCTGCATTCTGTTTAATTGGATTATCATATATCAAAGCTTTGAGTTTACTTGGAGAAATTAAAGTATCAATTGATCCTAAAAATTCACATTCAAACTCAATTTTAAATTGTTGTTCTGAAGTGTTTGCAATTGTTTGTTTCTTCCACTTTGCGTTTCGACCTGGTACTTCAGACCAGTGAACATCAGTCGGTGTATATTCATTCTTTCCCTTTTCAGCATCGTGCCACAATCGGTAAAAATGATTCATACCATGTGGAGTAGAAACTATGATGACTTTGGTTTTTTTACCAGAAGTGATAGTAGGATATACAGAGGCAAAGAACGAGTCAGCAATATG